ACTCACCGGCGTCGGAAACAGGGTGATGACATCTTCAGATGGAACAAACTGGACTACTAGAACAAGCGCAGCGGATAACCAGTGGAACAGCGTTACATGGGCACCATCGCTGAACCTGTTCTGCGCAGTTTCAGGCAGCGGCACCGGAAACAGGGTGATGACATCTCCAGATGGAACAAACTGGACTACTAGAACAAGCGCAGCGGATAACACTTGGAACAGCGTTACATGGTCGCCATCGCTGAACTTGTTCTGCGCAGTTGCAAGCAGCGGCACCGGAAACAGGGTGATGACATCACCGGATGGAGCGACATGGACGGCTCGAACAAGCGCAGCTGATAACAGTTGGCGTTCCGTTGTATGGGCACCATCGCTGAACCTGTTCTGCGCAGTTTCAAGCAACGGCGTCGGAAACAGAGTAATGACATCACCGGATGGAGCGACATGGACGGCTCGAGCAAGCGCAGCTGATAACAGTTGGAACAGCGTTACATGGGCACCATCGCTGAACCTGTTCTGCGCAGTTTCAGGCAGCGGCGCCGGAAACAGGGTGATGACATCACCGGATGGAGCGACATGGACGGTTCGAACAAGCGCAGCTGATGTCCAGTGGCTCAGCGTTACATGGGCACCATCGCTGAACCTGTTCTGCGCGGTGAGTTTCGACGGAGTTGGAAACCGCGTCATGACCTCCACGAGTTTCCCATGACACAACAACTCCCACAGATCGGCGCCACGGTTCGCCGGATCGAGCCTCCGACCAACGGTCTGGCCACGGTCTGCGAAGTGCAACGCAATGGCGACGACTACAGCATTTGCATCAACTACGCCGAAGGCGGGCAGGCGTGGTGGCCGCTGGAGTGTTTGGAAATTGTCAACGACACCACCTCCGACTGGGCGCGCTTCAAGCGAATCGCGCTGAACAGCGACACCTTGAACGGAATCATTGCCACCGCCTACGAATTAGCGCCGGTTGCTGCTGGCGCCCTGGCATCAGCGCTGTTGCGTGCTGAATCCGGGGATGTCAGCGATTTCGCGGACGCCTGGAAGAAGATCACGCGAGCTGTCGATGTCCCCGCCGAGGTGATTGCGGGCTTTGTCGGCGTGGCGCAAGCCTGCCAGCTCCCGGCGGATTTTGTGGCGGCGCTCTCGCCAGACTGAGGTACGACCGCATGAGCACCATGCCACCGGAGGACGTCAGCCACAGGGAGATCTGGATCGCGCTTACCGACCTGACCGGGCGAATTGACAACATCCGCAACCTGCTGATCGAGCGCAAGGAAGACCAGGACCGCACACGCAGGGACGTTGATGGCCTGTTTGATCGGGTGCGGCGGGTCGAGGCTCGTCTGGCGCAGGTGGTCATCCTGGGCGTGGTGCTGGCGATCTTGACTCAGGCATTCGGTCAGGCCGTGCAGCTCAGACTCTTGGTGCCGACCATTGAACGTCAGCAGGTGAAGCCATGACTTGGTTCACCGCTGCCATGGTGGCTACGTACATCGGCGTCTGTGAGGCCCGGGTGCCATCGCCGTATCAGGCCTGCGAGGCTCGCTGGAACTGGGCCTTGGGCGTGCTGGTGCCCTCGCCTATCCAGGGCGCCGGGCGGCTCATTGCTGGCCAGCTGCGCCGCCGCAGAGAGCCTGACATCAAACCCGACAACGATCAGCAGCCATGACCGCAAGCAAGAGCGAAACGATCCTGGCCCGCATCGCAACGGTGCTGGCCCCCACCGCGGGCATCAGCTCCAGAGTGTTCCGCGACCGCTGGGAGGCGTTGGCCAGATCGGAGCTCCCGGCCCTGGTGATCGAGCCGCAGAGCGAGAACGATGACATCCTCACCACCACCGAAACGGTTACCACCACGCTGGCGGTGAACGTTGACATCCTGATCAGTGGCGCGCCGTTGAGCACCCTGGCCGATCCCATCAGGGTGTCGCTGCATTCGCTGCTGCTGGCCGATACAACTCTGCGGGGCCTGGTGATCAGCATCTATCCAACCGGCCGCCAATGGGACGCGCAAAGCGGTGAGATTGGAGTGTTGAGGTGTTCCTACGCTGTCAGGTACAGGACCAGCCTTGGAAGCCTGACTTGAGCATCCTTCCTCCCCTCCCCGATCAGCCCGGCGCCTACCTGCTGGTGGACGACGACTGGATCCTCGACCACCGCACCGAACTTCCCGCCCTTCCTGATCTGAACCATGGCACTGACACGACGGCAGCTGTTGATGGTGGCCCTGGAGGGCTCCTACGGGACATCAGCGACCCCGACCGGCACTGATGCCCTGTTGGTGCTGGATCCCAGCCTGACGCCTCTGGATGCCCAGGTGATCGAGCGCGCCATCATTGATCCGGCGTTTGGCCGTGTGCGCTCGCGGATCCTGGCGCAACGCAAGCTGGGCCTGGCGTTTGGTGTTGAGGCCACCGGCAGCGGCACCGCCGGCACCGCGCCGAAGTTTGGCGCGCTGCTGCAGGCTTGCGGCCTGAGCCTGGCAACGGTGGCCAGCACAAGCAACACCTACAGCCCTGCCACCCCGGCCACCGATTCGGTGACGCTGAATCACAACTGGGATGGCAACAAGCATGAGGGCACCGGCGCCCGTGGCACGTTTGAGCTGGCGATGACGGCCGGCGAAATCCCCCGGTTCAATTTCACCATGACCGGGATTTACAACGCCCCCAGCGACGTTGCTTTCCCAACCCCGACCTACACCAACCAGGCGCAGCCGCTTGATGTGAGCGCCAGCAACACCACCAGCGTGAGCGTGGCTGGCCTGTCGGCTTGCATGGCTGAGTTCAGCCTGAATTGCAACAACACCATCGAGTTCTTTGATCACGCTGGCTGCACCAAGCAAGCCAGGATCACCGATCGCATGGTGGAAGGCAGTATCACGATCGAGCGGCCGGACCTGCTGAGCACCAAGGACTTCTACGCCCAGGCCATCGCCGGCACCACCGGCTCGATCAGCTTCACGCACGGCACCACCGCCGGCAATCGCATGGTGGTGACCATCTCGACCGCCAACTTCGGCCCGCCTGAGGTGGCTGACCTGCGCGGCATCGCTGGCCTGAAGATCCCGTTTGTGGCCCTGCACACTGCCGGCAGCTCGAACGAGTTCTCGCTCGCCTTCACCTGAGCCGCCAGGCTCAGGCTTTCGACTCTGAACCATTCACAGCAACCCCATGGGCTTCAAGATCAGCGAGGCCAGCAGCTACCGCTGGCCTGTGGCCGGCGAGGTGGCCGGCGTCCGCTTCAGCTTCAAGGCTGATTTTGCCTTCCTGCCTCAGGAGCGCATCGACTACCTGACCGTGGCATCGGCTCGCCGCCAGGCCCTGCTGGAGCGCGGCCAGGACGATGCCGACCTGCAGAACGTCACTGCTCGCGCCATCGCTGCCGAGGTGCTGGTGGGCTGGAGCGAGGTGACCGACGACAATGATGAGCCGGTGGTGTTCACCGCTGCCGCGGCCGATCGCCTCCTGCAGATCCAGGGCGTGGCCGCTGCGGTGGTCGAGGCTTGGGGTGAAAGCCTGCAGGGAGCCAAGCGGGGAAACTTGAAGGCGCCGCGCGGTATTGGCTGACCGGCGGCGCTGACGACCTGGAAGACTCCGCAGCGGCCTGGGGGCTGGAGCTCCCGCCGGAGGTGATCGGCCCGCAGGACTTTGAGGTGTGGCCAGAAAACTGGCCCGCGGTTGAATTGTTCCTGCGCTGCCAAACGCAGTGGCGCACCAGCGTGAACGGGAGAGCCGGCCTGGATTATGGCGTTGTGCTCAGCCTGGGTAGCCTGTACCAGATGGCCGATCTGCCGCGTGTTCTGGAGGATCTGCAGGTGATCGAGCACACCATTTTGCTGGAGCAGGCGCGATGAATCTGGATGCGATTCTGCGCATTGGCGCCAAGGTCACCGGCACTGAGCAGGTGGCGCAGCTGCAGGGGAAGCTCAAGGCGGCAGAAGGAGCAGCGCAATCCATGGCCAGCCGTGCCGGGCTGCTCAGTGGCGCGCTGGCCGCTGTGGTTCCAGCGGTCACGATTGGCGGCCTTGGTGCGTTGATCAGCAGCACCATTGAAGCCGGCGACGCGCTCAACGACATGAGCCAGAAAACCGGCGTGAGCGTCGAGGCCCTGGCAAAGTTCAAGAAGGCGGCGGCCACCAGTGGCACGGATATTGAGGCCGTGTCCAAGAGCCTGGTGAAGCTGGATCGGGGCCTGTTCAACATTGGCGGCAAGGGCGACAAAGTTGGCCCGGCCTTGGACCGGCTTGGCATCAGCGCCAAGGACGCAGCCGGGAACCTCAAGAGCGCTGATCAGATCACGCTTGAGGTGGCCAATCGGTTTGCGGCCATGCCCGATGGCGTTGAGAAAACGGCCACCGCGCTGGATCTGTTTGGCAAGGCTGGCGCCGACATGATCCCCATGCTGAACATGGGCGGCAAGGCAATCGACAGCCTGAGTATCAAGATGACCACCGCTTTTGCAAAGAAGGCGGACGACTACAACGACAAGCTGGCCATGCTCAGCGGCAAGGTTGGCGGCTTGGCGGCTGGCTTGACCGTGGCCCTACTGCCGGCTCTTGATGCCATCGCCACCGGGCTCACCGCGGTTGTCGATGGCTTCAGCAAGCTGCCCGGGCCGGTGCAGGCCATCATCGGCGGCGTGGCCCTGCTGTCCATCAGCCTGGCTGCTCTGGCGCCGATCTTTGCCAGCCTGATCACGGTGGCCACGGCATTCCAGGGTTTGACGATTGGCGCCACCATTGCCGGCTGGCTTGGAGCAATCGGGCCGCTGATCACCACCGTGGCCACGTTTGTGGCCGGGATCGTTGGCATGCCGCTGTTGATTGGTGCGGCATTGGTGGCGGTTGGCGTGTTGGTTTACAAGTTCAGGGATCAAATCTTTGGGGCGTTTAGGTGGCTTGGCGATGCCATCGGCAGCATTGGCGCGGCAATGATCAAGCCGTTTGAGGCTGCCGCCAATGGCATCAGACAGGTGTTGCGGAATGTGGTCAGCTATGGCGCCAACGTCATCAACGGATTCCTGGGCGCGGTGAATCAAATGATCGCTGCAGTCAACAGGGTGGCCGGGCAACTGCGCCTTCCCCAGTTGCCGCTGTTCGGTCTGGTTCCAACGCCGCAATTCGCCACCGGCGCCTATGTGACTGGCGCCACGACAGCCACAGTGGGCGAGGCCGGGCCTGAGTATGTGATCCCAGCGGCGCGCATGGGCGCTGCTTCCAAGGCGTTCCTGCAGGGTGCCAGGGGCATTGATGTGGTGAACGGCGCGGGCGGCTCGGGTGCCCCCACCATCAACATCACCACCGGCCAGGTGGTGCAGATGCCTGATGGCAGCCAATGGGTCAGCATGGCTGACCTCGAGCAGGCCATGCGCGCCACCGCTGCTGGTGTCTTGGGTCAGCTGCGCACCCCAGCCGGCCGGGTTGCTCTGGGAGGTGCCTGATGATCCGGGGACAGGCGGCGTTCGTGGCGATCGGCGACGGCTTCGGCGCCACGTTTGCGCGGTGGCAGAGCTACTGGGTCGATGCCGTGGTGAGCTGGGACGGCGCATCCTGGAGTTACCAGCAGCTCGACTGGGCAGGGCTTGCCAGCGGCCAGGCTGTTGGCGATCAGGCGACGCTGACCCTGCCAGCGGTGCCATCGGTGCAGGCCATGACTGAGCAGGCTCTGGCAGGCCCGTGGGTGGCCACCCTGCGCGTGATCCAGTTCGATGATTCCACCGCCGGCAGCGGCCCACCAGCCAGCTACATCCTGGCCGCCAGCTGCGTCGGTGAGGTGATTGGCGCATCGGCCAGCCTCACGCAGATCACCTGGAAGCTGGGCTCGGCGTTGTCGCCGGTGGGCGTTCAATTCCCGCCGCGCACGGCGATCACGCCGTTGGTTGGAGTCCCCTGCCGGTTATGAACGACTTCGGCTTCAGCGTGAACATGCTGCCGCTCAAGAGCAGCACCAGCTCTTCGGGGAGCTCAGCAGCGGCCCAGCGCTACGGCACCATGAGCGTGGCCGCCACGGCGCTGTCCGGCCAGCTCCCCCCGCCCGCGAACGCCGCCGCAGCTGCTGGCAATTCGCCGCTGCAGGTGCCCCAGGCGGCCATGGTGGTGGGCGAGCCGATCCCGGTGGTGTTCGGCCGGAGGCGCGGCAACGTGGGTGGCGTGCTGACCTTCCCCAAGGCCACCGAGGCGCGGTTTGAGAACACCTCCACCACCATCACGGCGCGTTACCACTGCGTGCTGGGTGAGGGCTTGCTGGGTGATGTCGAGGTGCGCGATGCGCGCCAGGGTGAGTGCCGCCCTGGTGCCGTTTACAGCCAGAACTACAACCAGCGCGCTGGGTCATGGGCCGCCGGCAACGTCGCCACGGTCCAGAGCGGTTACACCGTGCCGGCATTCCCCAGTTTCACCGGCGGTGGCGGCAACTACCAGGGCATCAGCACCATCGAGTTCAGCGGCACCTATGCCGGCGGATCTGATCAGTGGCGCATCGGCTGGAATGTGTTCGTGCGCAATGGCCTGGTGATCGAGCGCGGCCGGCTGCTTGATTCCACCGCTGGGAGCAGCGACAACATCGCCGATTTGATCCTGTGGGCCCTGCAGCGCAGCGGCCGGGTGCCCGATGCCCTGATCGACTTCGACAGCTTGACCGCTGCGGCGCGATTCGTTGAAGCCAACGGCCTGTGGTGCAATGGCGAGTTCAGCAGCTCCACCAACCTGGGCGACTGGCTGATCAAGCTGCTGCCAGACTTCCTGCTGCGAGAAACCAAGATCGCCGGCAAGTTTGGCCTGCGGCCTTTGTTGCCCACCAACTCAGACGGCAGCATCAACACCGGCACGATCACACCGGCCTGGAGCCTGACGGAGGCGGCAATCATCCCCGACAGCTTCCAGATCGAGTACGCCGAAGCCAGCAGCCGGCGGCCGGTGGCCATGGCGATGCTGTGGCGCCAGCAGCAAGACGCCACCGATGTGCCGATCGTGCGATCCCTGGCGGTGGGCGATGTCAATGCCAGCGGCCCGGTTGAGCAGCACGACCTGAGC